AGTTAGAATAAATTTGTCATTGACTCAATGTATTGCATGACTCTTATTATGTCCCAATTTTTAATAGAATGATTTGATTTTACACCATTTTTTAAAACAATAGTTAATAATCCAGAGCCTTCATTTTCTTCTATGTATTCAAATAAAATACCTTTGTATTCGCATTTAAATATTTTTTCCATCCCCTACAATTTTTTAAGTTCTTCAAAATCTCCTATTTCGCCCGACTTTAAAAACTTCTGATAAAGTTCATTAGCTTTTAAAATTATGATAATTGCTTCGGTTAGTTTCTTCTCTTTAGCAGGCTTTACGTATTCAGCTCCCAAACGCCATTGTTGGTGCTTTTTAAGGGTTTTAATTGCTTGTTTTAGTTTCATTGTTGTTGTATGTTTCGTTATAGTAATCCTCTGCATTTTGATTTAAATCACGTCTACATGCTTTATATCCAGCGTTATTTGAATCAATAATCTGCTGTTTTTCTTTTTCTTTCCAATAAGCTTTATCAATAGCGTTTCCGTTTTTAACCGCTGGAATTGTACGTTCCAATTGTTTTATTAATTCATCGATAACTGTCTTCATAATCAACAAGGTTTAAATATTACTAGCATTACAGCGATTATAATGCAAATTACGGATATTATGGTAGTTATTTTCATTGTTTATAATGTTTAGTTCCGTTAAATGCTAAAATAACCGCTATTACTATTGATATGATGAATATTATAATCATTTTTCATTCATTTTAGATTGATAAATTTCAAACTTTTCTTTAACCGGATAATGACTATCAATCATTTCTTGTAATGCTTGCTGTTTAGGTTCTTTTTGAAATGGTCTAAAATTAAGCATTTGATGTTCGTAAAGAATTGCTTTTTGTTCTGCGGTGTATTTCATAATTTCTTTATTTAAAAGCCACCCGTTTTAATTGATGGCTTTGGGTTTTTACTTTAGATATTTTTCTACAAATTCATCCCATTCAATTCCTTCTTCTTCATTATAGTAACTTACCCAATCAGGAGTTCCTTCACCGTCTGAATCTTCATCCCACATTACAACATCAATTGAGTTTGCGTAGTCAGGAATTATGTTATTATTAAAAAGATATAAATGTTGGTTAGCAAGAGTTTCTTGTATTAAATAAGCTTGTTATTCATCTTTCACATCTACAAAAAATGGTTCGCAAGGCACTTGTGGATAGTGTAAAACTCGTAATTTATTTTTAACTATTTTCATAATTTTATTTATTTAGATTATTTTAAATTCTGTTTGTTGGTTAGAAGTTAGATGTTTTTTCTGCTTTCCATCCTTTTAAAGTGTTAAACCATTTATCAATACCGTTTGCATCTGTCCATTTTCTGCCAGCGACATTAATCGACACTTTTACATTGTCTCCAATATTTAAAGAATCTAACAAAGCAGTATTGTTTTGCTGAAATTCGATATTAATAGATTGTGGGTATTGGCTTTCTTGTTCTGTGCCTAAAATAAGCGTTCTTTTTTTGAAAGTTCCGTTTTCTTCAACTAATCCGATGTGTTCGATAATTCCTTGTAATTCCATATTTAAAATTTTAATTTGTTAATTGTTTCTTCTATTTTAATCTCTAATTCTTTAGCGCTTTCAATAGCTATTTTTGACCATTCGCTAATAGTTCTATAATCAGTAATCGTTTCGATTTTTGGCTTAATTGGCGTTCCTTTTGCTCCAATAACTTCAACTTCAACTTTCTTTTTCCAACCCATATCTACAACGCTATCACGTGTAAATTCAAAAATAAACGGCTTAATGCTTTCTGGCCTAAATGCGATAAACCAATGTTTTTTTAATTTAGGATTAACCGTGAAGTAATGAACATTTTGCGGAATCTTTTCTTTAGGCACTTCGTTTGCTAAAAGTATTTTTGTATGTTCTTTTCGTGACAAACATTTTATTTCAACTGAATATTCCTCACAATCTGAAATGCCATCTGGTGAAATTCCTAAAATTTTGCTTTCGGAACTTTGAAGCCATCCAGTAGTGCCAAAATTAATTCCCGTGTAAGTAGTTATATATTCAAAAGCAAACGGTTCTAAATCGCTTCCTCTCTCCATGTGTTCGTTTTCATAACTATCTACAGGCTCAAATTCTTCTATATTTTGGCTCAATAAATCAACAAACAAAGTATCTGAATCAACAAATAAACCTTTCGACAAAGTCCCCCCAATCTTTTGATATTTCATTTCAAGCCATTCTAAACTACCTTGTTTTATATCGTCGTATCTTATCATTATTTTAGTTCTGATTTAAGTTTCTCTTTAAGTGCAAATACAGACGGCAAAGCTTGTTCCTGAGTAGTTATTTTGCTCCAGTTAGCTATTAACTCATCTTTTGTTTTTGAAGCGTTTAAAACGAATAATGCGTTAACATCTGAAATATCTGGTATCGGTGAAATAGGTAAAATTCGAAATCCTCCTGTAACATCAGCCCCAAATTTAACTGTACCGTCAAAAATAAGTTCTATGCTAAGCCCTACCCAGTTTTTTATATTTCTCGATTGTTCTAAATCTAAGTTTTTAACTGATTTAGCAACTTGTATTAATCTTTTTTTATTAATAGTATTTAACATTGCAGGCTTTAAATCTTCATTAAATTTAATAAAGTAACCGCCTGTATTTTTACCCGCTACACTTTCAGATTCGTTATAATAAGCATCTTGTATTTTAAGAATGCATTTCCCATTCTTTTTAATTATTTCTAATACATCAGCTCCGCTTAAATGTGTAGCTTTTCTATGTTTTAGACAATCAATATCTCTTTCCATAATCTTAATTTTTAATTGGTTCTACTATTTCGAAATTGGTTTCGATCTCACTTAATGGTTTTAGATAGTTCGGGTCACTTTCAAATACTGGTCTAATCCTATTTATCAAACCGATTTCCTTTTCTTTTCTTTGGCGTTCTAAATCCATTGCAAGATGAAAATTAGCTTTTACTTTATTGAATAAATCAATGTTTTCTGCAACTGTTCCCGATACTAGCAACTCAGATATTAAGTCTAACTTACTTTTCTGCTCGTGGGTTTTTACGAAATTTTTTATTAGGTTTTTCATGATGCTATCTCTATAAAATCAGATTTAGTGATATTAAATGAATGATACCCTGATTCTGTATAGCCAATTTGGCACTTTACAACACAGTATACATAAGGATGGTTATATTCTGTTATTTGTGATTTTCTAAACTCAATTATAGTGCCTTTTTTATATTTTTGGCAATTAATAACATCATTCGTTAATCTTCCAATTTTTCTAGTTGATTTTTTAAAATCCCTTAATTCATGTCTATCGAAATATTCGTCAAGTTCTTTAAAAGAATCTGGATATTTTCGTTCAAGCCATTTTCTATCAGTCATAATTTTATTTTTTAATGGTTAATTCCCGAAGTATTTAGTGTGTAGTTTTTTAACTGCGTTTTGGTAGTCGATACGTTTGTCTAGTATTTTGTCGACTGTTTCGTAAAGCTCTACATGTTTTTCTTTATCTATTCGCATAGGATAAAAATAATTACTTCTTAAAGAGCTTACTGGACTTGCTGTTGCTACTGATAACTCAGCAAAGAACTCTTTTTTGTTTTCTATTCTTTCAAATTTTTCATTCATAGTTTAATAATTTTCTATTGTTACTATTTCGGTTATTCTTTCTATTACTTTAGGGAGTAGCATCCAATAGATATCAACATCATTTACTTTTATCAATTCAGTTGCCCAACCACCTTTATAATTTGTCTCTGGATCTGAATTTTCATAATTTCCAAAAACCTCAAAATCTATTCCTTCATAAGTTATTCTGTGTGATTCCATCATTTCTATTTTTTAGTTATACAAATATACGATATTATTATTATTACGCAATAATAATATGTTAAAGTTTTCAAAACGGAATAAATTCTTTTTTAGTTTTTGGGAGCAAATCTTTATACTCCCGTTTTATTTTTTCCGAAATTGCATCACGAATGAATTTACAAATATCAACATTGTAAGACTTCATTTTTTGAAGCGTATTTAACTGAACTTCTGAAATGCGAATAACCTTTGTTTTAGTGTACTTTTTCATAATTGTAATACATTTGTAACACATAGCCACTTGTTATGCAACAGTTTCAGAAAGCGTGAACCGAGTAAACTTTTTTTCTAAATCTTCTTCAGTTGTGTATTTAAAATTTACAGAATCTAGTAATTTTTTAAAGTTGTCAGCGTCAGAAGATAATAAGCGGATTGACTTTTTCTCTTGGAACAATTCAAGTGTTTTACCCCAGCTTGGATTTGGTATTATAGTTGTGATTTTCATAATATTTACGTTTAAAAAACCGATTGCATAACAGCTACTACAATCAATAGCTTCATTAGGCTTTGGTTATTATTTTTTTATGCCTGCATTGTTCGGGCAAACTCCGATAATTTGGCATTTTAGCACGCTACTGGTTGTAGTAGCGAAACGTTAGTGGCAACCGCCTATATTCCGCTAAGATTGTCTATATCATTAATTGCGTCAACTATCTTATTGGGTAAATATTCTGGATGGCAATCTGATTCTAATATTTCGTTTAACAGCTCTTTAGCATATATTTTAGCATATTCATCTAGCCATTTATGTATTAAATGAATACCTCTTTGTTCTGCCATTGACACAATTCCTTTATCTATTAAAAATTGTTGTGAAGTCATAATTTCTAGTTTTACGTGGTATGCCACTAACATACGCTACATTTCAGCTTTTGCATTCGGCAACGGGTTAATATTATTTTTTAGTTACTATTAAATATAAAAACACTGCGACTACAGGCACTAAAAGCCACAAGTCATTAATTACGTTTTCTATCATGATTTCTGAGTTTCTTTACTGATTAAATTTTCTAATAAATAATAAATGTCTTTTGGAGTCATTTTTGAGCATTTTTCAATCATTTTTTCTTTCCATTCTTCTTTAGTTGCTTCTTCAAATCCATGATAATTATTGTGCATTACGTCAAAGCATGATTTAAAATAACCAGTATCAGTATTAAACCCGTAAAAATGAAATCTTTGAAAAAAACCGCTAGAGTCAAATTCATCAGCCCAAATTAACTTAATTAACATTTCGCCTTTTTTATAAATTTTACCTACTTTTAATTTTATTGTTTCTTCAAAAGAAATGCTTAGATTTTCTTCGATTGATAAACTTCCATTTTTAAAAAGTTTTTTATCGTTAACGTTTACAATAACATCTTCTTTTGTGGATATTGTAATTTTGCTACTTTCATTAAAAGTAATTTCTAATTTTTCGCCATCTAATTTAATTGTTTTCATAAGATTATTTCTGTTTTTTACTGATTAATTTTCTTCTTTCGTTTCTTTTTTGTCTACCAGTTTTTATTTCAACTGGCTTTTTATCGGTTTCTTTTATTTCAAAGTCTCTTAATCCATATCTGAATTCTTCCCTCATGATTTCTATTTTTTTTAAATGTTTATAATGCGTGGCCTTTGCCATATTTTTTACATTCTTGATACTGTTGACTAATATTAGTTTTCCAATCATGGACACACTTAGGTTTTTTTAATTGTTCTAAATATTTCTCGCTTTGTTCTTTTGCGTACTTTAATTGTTCCGCTTTGTAGATTTCCTCATTTTGCACTTGTACTACATGAGTTTCTATTTCTGCAACTCTATTTTTTGGTATGAACCAATTTTTACGTACTGCGTTTGGTATTTGTTTTCTTCCCATTGTTAATTTGTTAATTGTGATTCAAGTTTATCTACTTCTTCAGCTTCTGAAATTCCCCAATCTCGTAACGTATCATTTGATGATCGTAATTCTTCAAGTTTGTTTTCAAAATCCCAAAGTATATTTTCTATATCTGAAATAATATCTTTAAAATCTTCAACCTCGTCTATTTTATGATAATTTTTAGTTAACTTTTGAATTTCATTTATTCCTTTTATTAATTTATCAATATCAGGACAAGTATGCTTTATTGGTTCTCTATAATGCTTTCCCATAATTAAATATTTTTAGTGATTATTTCTTCAGCAAATATATAACACTTTTATTTATATGACGCATTTATTATTTTATTTAACACAATTTTAACAAACAAAAAAATCCCCTGTACCGAAATACAGAGGATTTTAATTCGGTAACCACTCCGAACTGTAATTAAAAATATTTATTATGAAAGTACTAAGTTAAGGAATTTTATTTAATATATTGGTAATTGCTCCAGTTTGTGATTTAATATAAAAAAAGGCTAACAACGAAGCTACAATTAAAACAATTCCAATCATTATAAAACCGTATAAAATCCAAGTAGTATTAACTTCTTCTTTCTTCTCGGAATCTTTTTGTTTTAGGCTTTCTATCAATGTGCGATTTTCGTTTCGTATTTCTTCGATAGCTGAAGCAAAACAATCTATTGACTGTATTTGTCCTTGTGTGTTATAAACGGTTTTTAAAGTAGTCCCTTGTCTATTATACGTATAGATTGTAGTATCTTTTAATATTACATTTGGAATTTCATAACGTACCGTATCGCCTTTGCGAAAAGTTTTAGTTTCAATCTGTTCGGTTAGTTCGGAATCGCTTTTTGTTTTAGATGCTTTTTTGTAAATATCACATGAATTAAACAAAAGCATCATTAAGCTAATTAATAAAGAAATCCATAATATTCTGAATATGTTTTTCATACTCCTAGTATTTGTTTCCATTTAATTAAACATTTTTGTCGCTTGTCATAACCGTTAGAATCTCCTTCTTTAACAGTTTGCTTGCCAATATTAATTTGATCGCTTATAGCGTCTAAATCATCTAAATCAGCGAATCTATTTAGGTTATTGTCCTGCCAATAAATCAAAGCGTCTAAAACAGCGTTCGCTTCTTCAATTATAAAATCAGGATTAGAAACAAAATCTATTCCTGTTTTGTCTTTTAATCGTTGGTAGCCATCTTTAAAAGTCCTTTGAATTAAACCGCCTCCACGAAATTTAAAACCATCGCCAGAAGCTTCATTTCCGTTACCGCCTCTATTCGAATAAACATAATTAGCGCACTTTACAGAATCTTTTAAATACTGCGATACAAAAGCATCTGACTTGCCTTTAAATGGGGTATAAAACGCATTTCTAAGCCCTTCAATTGTTTTGAAGTATAATGATTCTCTTTTTGGTTTTAATCCGCTTTCTGCGTCAATTTGCGCCATAAAATGAGCCGTCCTTAAAGCGCTTATAAGTCCGTAGTTATTGAATATGGTATTATATTTTTCGTATAGCTGCATGGTTATTTATTTTCGCTTTCAATATCTTTTGTTATTTTCTCTATATTCTTGCGCATTTTTTTTGCCTCTTTTAAATAGTTAGACCTATCAAAAGAAAAACACATTGGCTTTATTTTTTCTATTGGGAAACACATAATCATTTTTTTTGTAGTTCAACTAAACTCCTTATTGAATCATAATATTGATTATTGATTTTCATTAACAAATCATTGAAAGATTTTATTTCTGTCAAATGTTCTTTGTAAAG